CAATCGTGCCACCGTCCCGCACAATGCCCTTCATCTCGTCGATGCACTCTTCCGAGTAGATATTGAGCATCCCGCGTTCAAAGTAGTCTTTAAGGTAGTTAAGCATCCTCTCCTTGCTAGAGTGAGTGGTCACCCATCCTATGCTGTTGGAGATGCCGAAGGAATCGTTTCTTCTCCACATATAGTGGCTCATGTGGGCTAGGACGTTGTGCAGTTCTCTGGCCTGCTGTGGGGGCAGGGAGGTGGCTTGGCGCTTCAAGTTTCTAATCTCGTTGATGACAGCCTGGCCCGGGCCATTGACCTCAAGGTTCAGCGTAGAGTTCGTATAGGCACCGGCTAGGTAGCAGATTAGCCAGGCGAACTGGTAGGTATTGAGTTCGCTGGTAGCAAACTCGGCAACCTGATCCATACCGTCTGCGTAGCATCTAAAGACTTGCAGGCAGAAGCGATCTGCCCAGTCTGAGGAACCATAGGCAGGGTCTGCGCCTATGACGTAGTAGGCAGTAGAGACGGGTTCTTCCCATATCTTGAGCGTACAGAGGCGCTCAGATGATTTAATTAATTGTGTGTCTTGAAAGTTAGCACCCATGCTGAACCGATAAGGTACAAATGCCTGCCGTTTGGCAGCCTTCATCATGTCGGTACAACGTGCGGTAGAGAAGAAGGAACTACCCGTCATTACGAAAGCGTAGTCTTCAGTGGGTGGGAACTCCTGATACATCAGGCCATCGTCTTTAAGACCTTCGTGTAGCTTCCAACGCCACCAGGCGATCTGCCTACTGTTGACCTCGTAGTTGTAGATCTTGCGGATATCCTTAGTCCACTCCTTCTCTTCTACGGATAACTTCCCATCCCAATAGACTTTGTATACGTCTGAGTTTGGGTCAGCAGAGTAGAACTGGTTTCGCCACCAGCCAACGAAGATTGCCTTCTGGGTTCTTGCCCGTTTAGCGGTAGTCCACATATCGTGGAACATATTGAAGCCACGGGCGGTACTCTCAAACATATAGTAGCGAAGGGGGTTAGTCTCCGCTAAAGAGGCTAGTAGGGAAGCCAAGCCCTCCTCATCACCCCAGGAGGATGTCTCTGTGCCGTGAAGGAAGGTAATGCCCTTACCGCGTCCTAGACCGCCTTTAGCGCGTATACCGGCTACCTGGTAGAAGAGACGGCTACGGTTCTTCAAGACCATCTGATTGCGGTTATGGCTCATCAGAGGAATCTTGTACTGCTTGGGTAGCCCATCCATATACATGGCTAGGGTGCTACGGAACTGTTCCCGGTTTTCTTCTGTGTCGGTAGTCAGGGTGCCTTGCATACCGGCATGGATAAAGTGCCAGTAGAGGTCTAGGGCTAGGCTGATGGTAGTAATCCCTAACTGCCTACCTTTAAGCACGACAAAAAAGTGCTTGTCTTCAGCCAAGCCTCTGGCAACCTCGTCCATGACGTAGGTCTGGGTACCGAGCAGTTGATGCCCAAGAGTGAGCATCCCCTTTTCTTTACTTTCTATCTTTAGGTGTTTGCAGAAGAGATAGAACTTCTGACGGTCAAAGTTCATTTGCCAAACTTATAAGTGACCTCATTGGCCCAGGGGCGGGTAGGATTTAACTCAATCATGCGCTGGCTTAGTCCTTTGAAGTTCTGGCTACCCATATTGCCTAAACCGTCTTTAGAGAGCCTGTAGTTCATCGTAGCCTTACCAGTACAACCACCCTTAAACTTCGCCTCTACGATGGCTCTAAGCACCACCCTGTCCATCCATTTCTGGTGCTGCCAGAAGGAAGCCATCTTCTGAGCAATGTCCGTCCTCATAGCTAGGCAAGAAGTATCCACATGGTATTGGCCCGCATGGTTCTTCAATAAGCCTAAGGATTCACACTCATCAGCGCAGGCAAAGGAACCGTCATCCTCTACGATGTTGCGTAGCGAACAAGTCCAATCTAGGTTGAACTTCTCCATGAGACCGACCACCGTCTCGACATGATCTTCCTCATACCAGTTATCGTCATCTAGGAAGAGGATTACGTCTTCGGTAATCATGTAGGCTGCCATCGCATTGATACGGGAGCAGGTATACATATTCTTCCCCGTATTGTTTGGCAGGGGGATGATTGTCGTGTTCTCAGCCAGATTGGACTGTTCTATGACATTCCTAGCCTTCTCTTCCACCTCTGGGCCGTCTATAAAGATGTAATGGCGAGCAGGCCTTGTCTGCCTAGCCACACTCTCTATAGCCTCCATCAGACAGTCCCTGCCGATGGTACTGGTTACTACAGCGGGTAGGAGTCTCATGTCAGCACCCCATACTGTGTAACCCGTCTAGGAGCGTTTATACGGTCTTCAGGATTAAGGTATATGACCTTCCTCTTCTTCAACTTCTGGGACTTCTCTGCCAGGTCTCGATTCGTCTCTGTGAAGACATCTACTTCTTCGTAATCCTTATATGGTTTCTGCTTGGCAGGTACTCCGCAACCTGGGCAGAACCTCTCCACCTGAGATCTCATCTGTAGGAGATGCTTCTTCCACCAGCCATTCTCTATAGGATAGCCATAGTCTGTACCCCTAGCCAAGTCGAAAGATGCTGCCACCTCGCAGAAGTAGTACCTGAGTTCTCCTTTGTTCTGCACGATAGATGCCGACCATTCCCTATTGATGTCACATTGGCTAATCTTCATCCACATCTCTGGTTCTGGATAAAGATCTTTAACAGCGGTCAGCAGGGGCGCATGGTCTGCGTGTTCCACATAGTTCCAGACAATGTTCTCCTCATCGTCTGCCTTCATCTTTTCAGCCAAGTCCGTCAGCTGCTCTCCCGCCTTCTTCTCCCCATGCGCGTTTAGGTTGTAAACCCCAAACGTCTCCTCAATCACTTTCCTGTGCTTAAAGTAATTATTCGTCCACAACCCCCTCTGCTGCTTACAGGGCACCTCTTCCCTAAATATCTCGCAGAGTTCTTCAAAGTTCCTGTGCATACAGGGATTGCCACCAATCATTGCCACAATCCCTCGATACCCCCTCAAACTCCTCAGCGCCGTCCTAAAGTTCTCAGGAGTCATTTCCCAAAACCCCTCTTGGTTCTCCAACAACCGGGTGCAGTTAGAACAGGCCAGATCACACTTATTGGTCACATCCACACAGATAATCCCCATCTGATGCGGACTCCTCATCGTATACATCGCATATTCAGCATTCATATCCACCCCCTCGCCTTCATCTCTATCGTCAATTCCTTCAACACCCGCTGAAAGAAATCCCAGTGCTGATGATCCTTGTCCATCCCCTTATAAAACCAATACGACTCCTTGCAATACTGCTCCCCAATCTTCAAAGCAGTCTCCACCACCTGCCTGACCTGCCAATCCAACCCACCCACCTTCAACTTACCCTCCACACCCTAATACCCTCCCCCTCCTTACGGCAAACATATACACGCCCTAACCTCCTACCCTTCACCCTGTTGTAGTTACATAACAAGTTCATGTTCCCATCTGGCACATAGAAACTCTCTCCCACCTGCATTAACTCATACGGGTACTCATGCTTCACCCTCACCCTCGGTAACTCTATTCCTCTCTCAATCTCATACATAACACTGCCCTCCTTTACGCATAGTCTATAGGAAATCTATACAGCTTCCCATAACAACTTCTGCCCCCTCAGTAACTCATCCGTATCTATCCTCGGTCTTGACTTCGTATTCCAGTTCCCGCCGCCACGCAAACCAATGCACTTCCAATTGGAAGCCCTAAGACTCGCACCCCCCTCCTCCGGCAACGTATAAGTAATTAACCTGCGGTATCCAAGAGCCTTAGCAGCCCTCCAAGACGCTCCATAAAGCATCGAACAGGCGTTCTGACTCCCATCCGTACAACAACGATTTACCTCTAACGTCCAACCATCATCCAAAAACCTAGCCACCGGCCTGCCAACAATCACCACCCCAACAACCCTATCCCCATCAGAAACCGCAATAGCAAACTTGCAGCCAGGAACAGGCTTGTGATGCCTATGCAG